CCATATTGATCTTCACCATCTGTTTCAAATGTAATGTGGTGAATGTATATTTTTCCTGGTTGTAATTTAGGATTATGCTTTAGAATAATATACATGTAAATACTTAACTGTAAAGCATAATGATTAAAGTTACAATCATCTAAGTGATCTACAGGAGAATACATCTTCTCAGAAATTCCTTCCCAGTTCTTAAATGATTCTGTTTTAATCTCTTTATTAGTCTTGTAGTCAATGATATTAACTCTACCATTGACTACTTCAACTAAATCTGATTGGCCACATAAGCCTGCTGACTTAAGATAAACCATATGTTCAGGATATACTCCTGGTTCTAATTTTTGTAAGGGGGCAATCTTTAATCCATTCTCTCCTTCATATGGTTTAAATATAGGAATTGTTACACCTTCTCTTTCTATAGATGCAAATGAACATAAATCATTCTCTCTCTGATTATGATAAAAAGTACCTAATGTAGTAGCACGGGTAGCTTCATTATCCCATATCTGAACAATAATTTTAGGATCTACACCATACCATTTAGATCTTTTACTCTTACTTACTCTTTCAGCAACCTTCTTTGAGTCAAAGGGTTTCTTAAGACTAGATATAAGAGTAGTTACACTAGTCCATCTGATTTCATCATTTGGATCTACACTAACATAACTGTGATCTTCTGCATTAAATACTATACTCATAGTTCATCTAATTTATCTTCTTCTTCTTCTGTAGCAATTGCTTGCCATTTACCAAGAGGACATTCTGAAGAAAGAGATCTAGTTTTAAAAGTTAATGAACACCCACATTCATTGCAACAAGGAGCTGTACCTTTTACTGCACACTTTTTACCTTTACTTGGGCATTCATCACAGACATCATATCTCATTCTTGCAACATCTTCTACAAACTCATCTCTTACTACTGAGTTCTTAATGCCTTCAATAATAGCATTTCTATTCTCCCAGATTGCTTTCAGTGCTGCTTTCATTATTTTTATTTTTATTAAACTCTTCTTTTCTTTTCTTCTCTTGCTCAATCTTTACAGTTACTTCATTTAATAACCGTAACTTTTCTTCCATAGCCTTTTTGTTATGATATGCTCTAAATGTAGATACATCATGGGTAGGAAGCATTTTGGTAAGTTTTGTTATATAAACTTCTGCCAGTTTCTCTTTTATAACAAATTGCCCTAGACCTTCTACATTTATTCTAGGATACTTAAGATCACTTAATTGACCTCTAAGTTCTTTATAGTAAAAGTCTATAAGATCAGCTACTAGAACTTCTTCTACATTATTTTCTTCTGAAACTTCTTTGTATAATATGCTAGACTTCTTAGGATTCATATCTTAGGTATCTTGAGAATCACTTCCTAAAAACTTGTAGTCTAACAAGACCGTTCCTTCTGTTTGAACTTTCATATTTGGGTTCAACATTATAACTTTCTTGTTACTATCATCTCTTACAATAAGTTGATTCTTCTCAGATTTATTGATACTATTCCTAACTGTTTGTGGTGATTTAAAAATCCAGCCTTCTTCTGAAGAAGCATCATAACAAAAATCAGTTAGTTCTATAGGTTGATTAAAACTTAAAAGTGTTAAGCAATCCAAGTCAGATTCACTTAGTGAAACTTTATTAATGTAGCAGTGAGTAAGAATCTGGTACTTTACCAAATCCCACTTAGGCATTTTCACTCTTTTCTGTACTTGGTTTACTAAAGCCATGACTATCCTTTTCTAAGCTTTCTTTTACCCTGCTCAGGTATATTTGGTTCTTTATCAATGTCATGATCAGAACCTGCTTCATCTTCTTCAAGCTCTGCTTCTCTTTGAGCTTGTGCCATCATAGCATACTGCATCTGAATGTTAGTTCTTTTAAATCTTACCTCATCAATCTTCATGAGTACTTCTTCATACTTAAGTTGTGCTTCTAAATAAGGTAAAGAATCAGTATAGAATTCAAGCATCTGTTCTTTTTGAGCAGCCATTTCTTCAACTGTTAACTCTCTTTCTTGTTGGTTTTCCATGATGTTTAATTTAATTGGTTTACAACAAATATACAAAATAAGTTTAAATGTATATTGTTTAAATAAAAAATCCAGGCACTATAAGTACCTGGACTTCTATAAGTTGTATGTTACTATTTTCTTTTTGGAACTTTTTTAATAGCTCCACCTTTCTTTTGCTGATCTAACATTTTTTTAAGACCTAGTCCTGCTGCTGCTGCAGCTGCTGCTGAAAGAAGAGCATTACCTACTTGTGATCCAGTTACACCTACACCACGGCTACCATATTTCTTTCCACATCCACCCTTTTTCTTTCTTTTACGTTTTTTACCATCTGCACCCATGTATTCTTCCATACAAGAGTCATCTGAAGTACCACCCATTTGGTAACTCTTCATAGAACGGATCATTTGATTTTTACTATGTATCATAACTATCTGTTTTTAAATGTAAAATTTAAGATTGTAAAAAGATAAAAGTCTCTAGATATATCTATCTCAATAGATAAGATGTCAATAAAAGAGAACCTTACTTTAATAGCTAACTTATCCCATTGTTTAGAATAAGTATTCCAACCATTTCTGAACTTCATACGTACTTATTTATATGGAACATAGGTAGTTTTACCACCTGCTTTTTTAGCTTTAAGAATCTGCTTACGTTGTTTACCTGTAGACTCATAAGATACATGTACCCAATCAGGATTAGTATCTGTACCAAATTCCCAGATAAGTTGATCAAACTCTAAGTTATCTTTAATGTAGTTAAAGATTTGAGCATTAGTGATTGCTGTACCATCCATATCAATATCAATTGCTTCACCTGTACAATGTTGTGAAGAAGCAGATCCTCCAACAGCTTTATTAAGGGCTGCAGAACGGTATCCTGAACTAATATGAATAGGAACACCAAAATGTTCACGGATTGGTTGAAACACTTTCTCAGCCAATAATTTAAAGTTTGCAATATGTGCATCTGTAGGCATATTACTTACTCCTTTTCTTTTAGCAGTTTCTGATCTCATTACTTCTGCTAATGATAAATTTTTACTTAATTGCATGATTGTTTATTTTAATTATTCTACTACTTCTTCTTCTGAAGGTTCTTCTTCTTTCTTAGCCTTTTCTTTAAGCTTAAGTATTCTACCTGCTGTTGTAATACCAAATGCACCTAGGGTAAGTAACATAAAACCATCAAAGATAAATTCTTTAATGATTAGTTCATTACCAATAATACCTGTAATTACATCTACAAATAGAACAAATACCATTGCAAAGAATGATATTACACCTACAAAAGCTTGTTCATTAATCTGATTATCATCTGAGATTAACTCTCTAAAAAATTTTTTCATATTTACATTTTTAAAGGAACCCTAGTTACCTTAGGTCTCCTTGGTTTAACTATATCAGTTTCCCACCCTTTTGGTGGTTCTTCCTGATCTTCATAAGGAATGATTACATCTTCACATCTAAAGAATATTAGATCTCCTGTGTAATCATCCTTTCTTACTTTATACTGACTTAAATCTACAGCATAAAGCATTGTATCTTTCCATGAGTAATAAATCCAGGTAGAGTTAATACCTGCATCTAATAACCAATGTTCTATTATATCTAATCTCTTTGCTATTACAGTATCAAATACAAAGTTGTCAATGACTTGTGTTTTTTCTATAAGTAAAATTTCTTTAACAGCAAGTAAACTATCTCTGGTTGCAATGTCTAGTTTAAGTGCTGCTATTTTAGCTCTTTGTGATTCAAAGATATTATTAATGTCATCTGCCTGTTTAACAGTTAAGATAACTACAGAGTCACCTTTGATTACCGTCTTCAGCGGGTAGTTTGATTGGCTGAAAATCAAACTGGTCACCAGTAGACTGCTTATGAACAATATCCTTTTCATGTGCTAATTCTTTTTTAATATCTTTTACTATAGATTTTGTACTATCTAAATCACCTATTACTTCTGCTACCATATTCTCAAGATTAGCTTTATCTTCTACCAATTCTTGATTCTCAGCTTTTAATTGACTCACACTATGTGTAAGTTGTTTATTTGCTGTAGTAAGTTGTTTATTCTCTCCGGTAAGTTTTACATTGTCTTTAACAACAACTACATGTTCTGTACCACTTGAGAATATTTGTATTACTACTAGAGTAATAAATAATATACCAACTATAAGTAGTTTCTTTTTCATTTCTTACCAAATAGCATCAATACAGTTTCTTTAAGACTCTTTGAGCTTTCAGTGCTTTCATCTAGTTTCTTTTCTAGATCTTCTCTATATTCTCCTTCTAAGTCTTCTACTCTTTGTCTATAATCTTCTTCACTCTTAATAAGTTTATTAAGAAACATCCAACAGAGATATCCTAGGCCTAGAACTGCAAAACCTAATACTCCATATTGAGTCAATACTTCAAAAGGTCCAAATGACATTATTTCTTAGTTTTTCTTCTGGTTGTTACTTTTTTTTCTTTAAGCTCTTCTTTTAGTCTTGCAGATTCATCAAGATATCTTTTGATGAATATCCAAGCTACATATCCAAGAGCTAATACTGCTAAACCTAGCGGACCATAGTCTGCTAACTGTGCAAATACACCAAAGTCTGGTGTTCCTGAGTTTACCGCTGTTGTATCCATTATCTTTTTAATATAAGTTGTTTAACTGCATCAGATAGTTCAGAAACATTTTTTGCTAAACTTTTAATTTCTAATTGAGTTTGCTCCTGAATAGCCTGATATTTTAATCTTGATTCCTGTTCTACAAGTTCAATCTTTCCTTTTAGTTTACCTAAACTTTCTGTATTGTTTCTAACATCTGAGTGAATCATTCTTAGAAAATATCCAATAACTCCTGTTACGGCTACTAATCCCCACTGTACTAACTGTGTTACTTCCATTATTTAATAATTAAACCTGTTCCTAATAAAGCACTTAATAAGACAGATATATTTCTCTGTCTCTTAAGTTTCTTGATATCAAAAGCCTGAGCTGTAATGATTGTATCCTTGCTATTGATAATATATCTCTGAGCTTGAATAATTGTGTCTTGGTTTTTTATTATTAAGTCTTTCTCCTTATCTCTACGGTATAAGACATGGATCATAGTATCCTGGATCTGAACAATGTTAAAAGTATCTTTAGAGTCTCTTACCGCATCTAACTGAGAATGCAGGTCTAGTAAACCTGCATTAAGTTCTGCAATAAATTTATTACTGTTATCTATTACTTGTCCTTTCTCTCTTATTAATGTTTCTTTACCTTCAATTCTTCTTTCAATAGTTTTTTGTTTACTTACTGGATAAACCTGTTTGGGATTTCTCATAAGTAAGAAAATACACATAACTATCAAGCATACTTGAAGCACTGTAGAAAGATTAATATTAGAGATCTTAATATATTTCATAACTATATAATTGGATTTGGATCTGGTTTAGGTTCAAATTCAATGAGAGGTAATGTTTTGACCCAATCAAAATCTGCATTAACACAACCATTCATTTCTTCTTGACTAATGATCCAGTTATCATTAATATCTTGGATAGGATAGAAATAACTATCCGGTGCATATAGTTGACCTACAAGCTGGTTCTTTTGTTCTTCCGTAAGTAATCCTACATATATCATACGTTTCTACCTAATGTTGTTTGAAATGTATTTACAATAGTTGTAAGGCTAACAGCTTCTGCATCTGACAATCCTATACCAATGTGTGCAAATGCACATTCCTTATTTGAAAAATTTAGTGCCCCGGCATCTCTATTATTGTATGCAAAAAGAAACATATTATATGGTGGGGGGTCAAAACTAGTTGTTCCACTAGCACTTGTAGCTCTAAGAACTCCTTTTATAAATAATTTATTTGATGTTGATGTTCTTGTAGTAATATACATACCTGTACCATCAGTATCAGTTGTAGTTATAGCATTTGGAAATACCCCATCATTATAGTTAACCGCACCCAATGAACTATTTGGATTACCTACATATCTAATTAACATTCGGGCAGAAGTTGCTTCAACAGATGGGTTACCAAAACTACCAATTACATTACCACCTGTGACATGGCTTCCACCAGTTCTTGAATAGTAACTCATTGAAATATATGTAGGAATTGGAAAATTGGTCACATCTGAGTTAACAAATGTATTAGCATATCCGTTTACACCATTTGGTAATGCTCCTGTTGCTGAATGTATTACACCCCCACTAAAAGTTAATCTATAAGCTGCATCACTATCTACCGGGTTTTTAAGATTATATTTTTGTGTTGTAGATGTAGTTCCTACAAATGGATAAATAGCAGTCATTTTATTCCAAAGACCAGCAGATTTTAAGTCAGTTACAAGTGTGCAAATAGCATTTACTGTAGTAGTATTAGTAATTCCTGTTGCAAGCAAAAATGCATCTGCATCTGGATCAGAACAAGCCACTACAGGTGTTGATAGCACAATAGATGTGTTACCCAGATTTCCAAGTACTTTATTCAGACCAATGCGGGTACTCATTATGAAATATAAATAATTAGAAACTCAGTACCTGTGGCTATATAGTCAATATCGTCAAGAGTGTTATTTAAAGCTCCTGCATCAAAATTTATTGTTTCATTTGGTTTTAATGTTACACCTTTTACTGTACCATTTGCTAAACCTACATTAGCAATAGAAACACTAAACTTTCCGGCACTAATATTACCAGTTGAGGTTGTTCTAATAATATTAGTTAATCTAGACTCTGGACCAATACTAACAGTAATTCCTGTAATTGCAGTTAACAAATCTGCAATTCCCTTAAGAACTTTGTATTGAAAGGAGAAGTTATTCTTTTTATCTCCGTATGAATTTATATTACCTACTGACATAGTATTTTATTTTTTTAATTATCTACTTATTTCTTCCCAATCTAATGCAACATATGCTCCTAAAACTCCTCCTACAGTATCTATTGCCATTTCAATAACAATCTCATATGGAGTTCCTGTAAAACTATTTCTTTCCAACTGAGAAGCAAATAAAGCTTCTTTTAATATGTTGACACTTGGAGATGCTTGGTTTGAAGAATTTATATATCCTTGAGCTAAAATTCTACCTCCTGTTGCTGATGTTCCAGTTAGATTATATTCCACAGCTGAATCTACAGCTGCCGGTAACCAAGATCCGCCCGTTACAGTGGCGCCTTGTAATATTCTCCATGCATAGTTTTTTCCATTACCTAATCCTAATATTGAGGATGCTGTAAGAATAACAACCGCATCTAATGCTGTAGTTTTTAATCTAATTGCATTTATTGGATAATAAGTTCCAGCAGCAGCAAATGTTTTAGGAGTTGTAATAGGAGTACCAATAGATTGTTGCGCACCTCTTAGTTCATAACCACCTTCAGATATTACACTTGAACATACTTGCTTAAGTGTACTAGAAGATGTAGTTACACCTGTATTAGTTATCTCATATCTTAATGGTAATGATGCTGTAGTAATATAAGTTGATGTAATTAAGTTAGCATGATTAAATCTATGGCAAAGAATAAATTTACCATCTATAACAAAACCTAATCTTACTGTTCCTTCTCCTAACCACTCAATATCCATAAATAAGATCTGAGCTTTTGTAATGTCTAATACTACACCTGAAGGACCTGTACCATCCATCTTATCAACATTCCATGCTGATTGATCTACTATAGATTCAGTAACTACACCTGTAACTAAACTTCTTTCAACAAAACTTAGTGTATTATTATTTAACTGAATATATATACCATTATCTGTACCAAAATAACCTACTCTTTGTCTTAGGTTAGTTTGGGCCGGAGCCATTATAAATGTATTAAGTACTAATAATGATTTACCAGGTTGGTAAGAAAATACTTTGCTTGTTTCACGTAATACTTCTGAGCCATTTGTTGTATTTACATTTAGATTAACTAAACCTTCATTAGGACTGAATACAGCAGCACCACCACTGGCAGTAGAGGTATTCCATAGACCATTGTCTTTATATCTATGTGATGAATCAAATAAGGTAAGAGGGCTAGATACTCTTTGTCTACCAAAAGCATCCGTTGCCATTGTATTAGTATTTAAAACACTAGTAGCAATAATACTATTGTTAATGCTATCAAGACCTAAAAGCATCTTGTACTGCCAAGGAAAATTATTCCCTTTGTTTCCGTAATCTTTTAAATCTCCTATTGACATTATGTATAGTATAAATATAGTATAATATAATATACTAAAAA